TTAACTGTGGGGTGGATTGTCTTCTGTAAATTCAATGGAAGAAAGGGGCGCTTTATATATAGAAGAAATAATTACAGCCAGACCTATTGTTATGTGCGCCGGATTGTTCTCGTACTCAATTAAAAGACTTTCCGGAATATCAACCAAGCGAGATATGTACTTCAAATCAAAACCTTGTTCTAGCCTAATTTCTTTAATCGTCTGCTTTCTGGCGTGTTTCGGACTGGAATCAATTTCCATGATGAATACCACCTTTTAAGGGTAATTTTTGTAATCACATTATAGCATAGTCTCAAAATTATGAGAACATATGTTTCTAATTGGTACTCGTTGGCTTATGTGTTATAATCCGCTCGAACCTATCCTTAACTCATGAAGGGACTTCGTTCGAATGGTCAAGCTCTCCCGTGGGAGATGCCGACTGAAGTACCTATTAACGAAGAGCAAGCTCACTCAGGCGGAATTGGCGCGTAGGACTGGTTACTCACGGCAACAAGTTTCTAACTGGGCGAATAACCGGGAGATGATGTCATTTGACGCTGCTGCAACGGTAGCGAACGCACTTAACTGCCACATGGAGGACTTGTACGAGTTGATGTTGCTTCCCTGAGCCGGTCGGCTCTTCCCGGGCGAGTGTATAGTATAGGCTATACATATTTCGCTATTAATCCTTTGTTTTAAGCGTTTTTCAGGACTATATGTTCGTTTATTCGTATTGTAGTACTTACTCATTGTGAATGTTGTCACTTAATGTCGAATCTAATTCGGTAATTGTATACAGAATTAACCATGCGAATCCATATTTTGAGTGGAGGGAGGTGTTGGATATGGAAATTAACGAGCACATGAAAGAGACTGCAGACATCATGTCAGGCTATATTACGGGTCGCCTGGTCGTCGATCTTGATGATAGATCGGTCGGCCTGCAGAAGCACGACGGCAGCCTCATCCCCTTGTCATCAGCTTGCATCATTGAGGTGCGCAACGGCAGCCTGTACGAGCCTTTGACGATCACACAAGCACTGACGGCCGTCACAGTCGAGGGATGGCCAGGTTATGCTGGTCTGTATGCAAGAGTTAAAGCAATATGAAATAGTGTCTAGTAAATATTACCTATGTCTGATACACTATATTTCGAAAATTATTTCGTATAATAGGGGGATTTGGGAAATTATGAAGAAGAAACCGATTTTTAAGAGATGGTGGTTTTGGGCGCTGGTCGTAATCGTAGTAATTGCTATTGCCGGAGGAAATAGCGGTGGGGGCGAGTCAACCGCCAGCGAGCCGACAACTAAGCCCGCAGCCTCAAGTAAAGCCGCTCCGGCAGCTGCTCAGGAAGCAAAGGCCAAGGCGACCGCGGCACCAACCAAAGCACCGGCGGCGGAGAAGAGCGTCCCTAGGGAATATACGGCAGCATTAGCTAAAGCGGAAATGTATGCGGAGACTATGTATATGTCGAAGAAGGGTCTATACGAGCAATTGACCTCGGAATATGGGGAGAATTTCCCCAAAGAAGCCGCTCAGTATGCTATTGATAATGTTGTAGTTGATTGGAAAGAAAATGCTCTAAAAAAGGCACAGACCTACGCAGAGTCTATGAGCATGTCAAATTCAGCCATCTACGATCAATTGACCTCGGAGTATGGGGAGAAATTCACTAAGGCTGAGGCGCAATACGCGGTCGATCATTTGAAATAATCTAAAATGACAGAGCCCCTGTCAGCCATTCACGGCCAGCAGGGGCTTGTTCTTACTCCTTCGTTTTTCCCGAAGACTTGTTAAACGCCAGCTCGAACAGCCCCGTCGCTGACAACCCCGCCAGTGCCCCCGCCCACAGCCGCAGCGTCAATCCCAGGTCCGTAAACGGAGCAGCTGCCCAGCCGATCACCAAGCCGATCACAACGCCGATTAACGGCACCAGGTTCTTGCGGACGTTGACGGTTGTCTTAATAAACTGCACTCCAGCCAACACAAATACGGCCAACACAGAAGCGAAGGCCAGAACGTCCGTTAAGTTTTGATTGTCCATCAATTACGCCTCCTTTCCAGCTGCAAGCAAGCCGATCCGTTGAAGCACGGTCAGCACCCGGTAGAAGTCCTGGCTGCCTCCCTCTGGCATGTTAATCAGCCCGGCTGCCATTGCAGCATCAACAGCCGATTGCGCCCAAGGCGGCACATGCTCCAGGCTGCCGCGATCCTCCAGCTTGGTCACCCGGTCCGCAACATTGGCGATGACCTTTCCCTGCTCCAATTGATTTTGCTTCAGTGTGTCCTTGCTGTTCGTCAGCACGGCAATGGCCTGCTCGGCTGCTGTCAGCCGCTTGTTCAGATCATCAATCATTGTTCGTTCCTCCTTCAAAATTGTCTTGATCTTTTCCACCGCTGCGGCGACTTTGGCCGCGCTCGGTCGGCTGCCTGCGCGATACTGAGCAGTTGTCAGGCCAAAGGTCATTTCGAAGTGCGGCATGTCCTTGAAGGACAGCCAGTCCCCGCCCCAGTCAAAGCCAAGGCGCCGGATCTGATCGACCACCTCGGACCAATCCGGCAGGCTGTCCTTGTCGTCGTCGCGGAGCGTGTCCCAGCTGACCGTTCGACCATCCGGAAGGAGCAAGGCAAAATCGGCCGCGAATCCGAAATTATGATTGCTGTATCCACCTCGGGCATTGGTGACAATGGCTCCCGGCTTCGTTCGGCCCTGCGCATAAAGCGCGTCCTGCTCGGCATATGTCCGCATCCCCTGCGTGATGATCGGCATGACACCCCGGTTATAGGCCAGTTCGATCAGCGCCGCGCAGCCGGTCCGCAGCGGTTCCTGAAGCGTCGCGATCTTGGTCGCAGACTTGGATAAGAGCTGTTCTAGTGTTAATGACACTCTGGATACCTCCTACGCTGATTTGTCATCCCCGCCGCTGGCATTGTCCGGATGCTCCGGCTTGGCCGGGTTATTGCGGGCCTTGTCCTGGTTGAGCTGCAGGAGGTAATCCCGCAGTTTGTCCGGCAGCGGTACGCCCAGGACACCGAAGTTTTCGACGACGCTTAATGCCTCGCGTCCCGCATAAAAAAAGATTGCCGCCGCCCGGAACACTGGTGCGCCCGGCTGCAGCCAGTCATCCACCAGCGCGGACAGCCCGACAACAAAAAGGACGACTGCCTTTCGGACGCCGCCCCAGAACATAATATCCGATGATACCGTATGGGTCTTGAACGCCCCTGCTACGCCGCTGGCATAGTCGGCAACCATGAGCAAGACCAGCAGCTCCAAGGGCTTATCCCAGCCGCCCAGCCAGCCCACTGCCACAGCCAGCACACCAGCCATAGATGTAACGCCGCCCAAGGCGACCTCCCGGCTACCGGACCCCACGGCTGCCGTTATGATTGTTGTTGCAAGCTGTCTAATGTGATTGATCAAACACTGTTCCCCCTCTCTCCACAAAAGAAGCCCCCGGGGATCCCGAGGGCATAAAAAATACGCCTATGCGGCGCCGGTAATCTCTGCAGCTTGTTCAGCCGTTATTTTCTTGGCGGTGACAAAGACTTGCACTTGTGCCGGCGAATAATACCCGGCGTCGTAATACCGTTTAATCGTCGCGTACCAGTCCACTAAACCACACCTCCTTCCGCGAGCATCAGAAGCAGAGCGGCGTTGTCAGCGTCAGCCTGATCCTGCCGGGCCTGCACCTGTGCCAGCTCTAGCAGTAGGCCAGCGTTGTCCATACGCAGCTGCTCAATCTCGCTCGGCGGGTCAGGCGGCTTATTGGCTTCCGCCTCCTGGTATGCTTGCCATGCTTCTTCTAATTCGGCCTCGGTAGGCTGCGGTGCCTCCAGGTTCCACATGGCGATATACGGTCCCTTGTCTACCAGGTCGTAATCCTCGCCCTCAGTCAGCAGGTTATAGTCGATGCCGTACCGAAAATGAACGCCTTCGACGGGAGCTTCTTCCGCCTCGGGAGGCTTGATTTCATAACGGACGCGGCCCTTTTCTTCCGCGCCCGGGCGAAGTACAGGCGTTGGTCCGTCGTCTACGATTTTAAAATCCGAATCGCCTTGAGCGTCAGAAAACAAATACTTTATTGCAAAAAATAAATCCAATGTTATTCCCTCCTTCAACCCGAGCGCTCTACATTAAAGAACGAATATACGCCGTCAGGATTGGTTAATGTACCAGCTCGGGCACTAAGAGCGTAAGGCGCGAGCTGACCGCCGGCACTAAGACCAACAGTAGTCGTAAAGCAAATGCCAGAATAACCTGCGCCATTTACGCGCTGTGGCGGCGCTGCAAGGAATGGTCCTCCAGAAGCGCCTCCTACACCAACTTTTATCTCATCGCCATCCTGAAAGTTTGTGAAGGACACGGACACGGTGACAACGTACTGTCCGGCTCGTTGTGCGGTAAACACGCCGGTTGATGGGTTGTATTCACCAAGATTGTCCGCCCCCTCTGTGCCGCAAACAATCTTCGTCCACACACTCGCAGACAAGGTCTGTTGGGTGGCATGAGAAGCGTGGCAAAACGACCTTTGACTTGCCGTATTATCTCCCCATGGATTGAGGACGCCGTCGCCGAGAGAAATAAACCCACCTGTTTGAGTAATGCTTAAGTATGACGTGGCACTCAGGGTTCCAGCTTGTCCTCCGATTTTTGCTCCTTCTGTCGCTAGATAACCAATACCGCTGCCGCTACCTCCAATTCCAGTCACAAACACATTCGCCCCACTACGGGCCCATATTGAAGTTGTTTTGTTTGAGTAGGTTCCGCCACTTATAACAGCAGTCCCTCCGTATACAACAACCCCGTAATAACTCCCTGCGTTAGCTGTCGCATAGCAATTTTGCAACCATACCCACACATTGCTTGTCAATTCGATCGCATTGGCCATCGTTGTGGTAGCGATAAACCCAGTTATCGTGACTTGTATTGCATTTCCTTGCGTCAAGATGCGGGGAACGCTAACTACGCCGGAAGCAGTTATTTCAAGAGTTCCGCTGCCATTGTACCCCTTTGCTAATAAGTCCTCTGAATAGGCACCTGCAGCAACGTTGATTATCACGGCATGGTTTATTGTCTGAGGCAGCATGCTAATTGCCTTCCCGATTGTCTTAAACGCCCCCACCGACGTGTTGGCCAGCCCGTTGTTGCTGTCGCTGCCATCTGTCCGGACGTAGTAGGTAATGTCTGCTGTCGTCGCCTGTACGGCGCTGATAGGGAGCTGCCCGGCCGGGAGCTTGGTAGTACCGTCCAGTGTGGCGACACCAGATGCAGCGCCTTTTTGGGATGTGGGGATGGCGTTTGATGCAGCTGTGGCTCCGGCGTTCCAAGCGGTCCGCTCTGCGGCTGTAACGTGGGCAGTTGTATCGGCTTTGTGAGCGGAAAACACAGTACGAATCTCCACCAGCGCCGCGTGTGCCCTACTAAATAACCAGTTAAGCCATCCAGCAGGAGGATGGTCGTTAACCTGCCAGCCGTCGCTCTTTTTTGACTCTGGAGGCTCAATTCCGTCAGCTGTCCAATCCGGCAATTGTTCGTTAAAATCCGGCATATAATCCCTCCTATATAGGCAGCGGGTAATCGTCGCCCGGCAAGTATACTTCGCCCAGCGTCCCGCCCGTTGTCATGTCGATATCCGCCAGGCCAAGAGCGCTTGTCTCGAGCGCGTCATACTGTGAGGACAAGGTAAACGTGCCGGCCAGCTCGATAAGCGCCACACGCACGCCGGCAGCAACCGTCTTTTGTACGATCCTGGCGAACTGAAACGGCGACATGCCGACCTCATTCAGCCGCTGTGTCGGCACTCGGATAAGGTTAATCGCGGCAGGCTCCGGGTCTTCCGGATCGTCGAATTTTTCCTGTATCCGGATATCGCTGTAGTCACAATCCAACGCCAAGGCAAGCACCTTGATGATCGTATTGACATCCGTCTTGGACAGGTTCCGGGCGATCTTACTCTTGAGCAGCACCCGGTAAACCTCATCTGTCGCCGCTCCGCGCGGCTGTACGATGTTGGTTCCTATCCGGTCCAATGTCGTGCCTTTAGCGGCGTCTATATCACGCCAATCGCGCACCGTCTCCAACGCGTCTCCAATCGCAGCCAGCTGCTCGTGCAGATTGCCGATCAGTTTGCCCAGATCACTATTCGGGTCCTTGTTGTAGGTATCCGGCAGCCGTTTAAGCATGTCCTTAACACTAAACATGGCTCGTCACCCCAACGTTGGCCGCGACGGCTTGCGCCACCTCGTAAGGCTCGATATCGACATTTGCCGACCCGAGGATGCCCGCAACCTTACCGACGGTCAATGTTACGTCCTCTACGCCAGCTACGCTGTAGACAGCGCTTATCAGCTTGGTATAGATCACGTCCGCTCCCATGTTAAGGCCGTTATAGTACGCTCCGGCGGCGTCAGACCCGCCTACATACCGGATCAACGCTGATTGTACCTGAGCGTCGCCGTCTGCCGGGTACTCATCGCCCTTGGTGACATCAACGGTGATGCGGATAGCAACCTCTGCCGCCCGTGAAAACTTGACGGTATGAGGTTCGCCAGCTAGGTCATCGACTGTTATCGTTATATCTCCATGCGCTTCAACGCCGGCCGATTTGGTTGCAAATATAGTGTCCGCTATGGTCTGATCATCGCCGCCAAGGACATATGCCTCAAACGACTTTCCTGGCCGTCCTGTGCTGTCCGTAGTCAGGCTAGTGTTTTCTATTACCGTCGCAGCCCGGACGCCGGTCAGCCGCAACAGGGCGCTGCGCAGGGCATCCACGGACGCCGCCCCGCCGCCAGCGGTGGAAAGCTCAAACCGGCTGCGAAACTCGGCATCCGTCTCCTTTTCCCGGCCGCCCGTCACCGGCGCGGCGTTGGTTACGGCTGTAACGTCCGGGTTAGGGTTAACGATGACCGTTATAGCCCCGGCTGCGACGTTGCTACCAGCCCCAGATTCCAGCGCTTCAATGGCGACCGTTCCGGAGCCTCCAGCCAACACAACGTCAGCTACCGTCTGGTAGGTCAATCCGGATTCGGTCGCCACTCGGAAACCTGCTGAGACGGTGTATCCAGCAGTTCCGGTAAGCGTGACAGCGCCGGTAGCCCATTGTGCCAGGACTCGGCTGATGCCAACCTGCGGGCCAAGCCGATCGAGATTGTTACCTGTTGCTGTTCCGATATACCCGCTGTTGTACACATCCTCGGCCGTGCTCCAGATGATGGACAAGAACCAAGCGAAGTCACGAAGGATTATTCCGAGTGGAGATTCCTTCGAAGTATTTGTATCGTCACCGTAATCTTGCTTTGCTTTGTCCTCCATTTCAGCGAATAGGTCATCGTACCTCATTCGCTTAAAACCCGTGCTATCCAACAATCTTTTCCACCCCCTCCACCGTGATGATGTCGCCGTTTATGGCCGTGGCCGTAATTGTTGCAGTAACCGTTCGGGCAGCTCGGTCAAATACCACATCTACGTTATCAACGGTTTGGATACGTGGTTCCCGGAGCATCCCTTCGGTCAGTTCGTCCCTGACATCCTCCTCAGTCACGTCTTTGCCGAGAATCCGGCTGAAGTCGATACCGAAATCCAGATCCAGAAACCACTCGCCTTTATTTGTTCCAAGGATCATCCGGCAGCACTGCGCAATCTCCTCTGGACCGGAGACCATCCGCAGCTCCCCGCCGGAAAATACCAGGTCGCCGGTATCGTCTACCTTTAAAGACAGCATGGCATCACTCCTATGACGACGGAATCATTCCGGCTGTGCCGCCTGGCGGTGTCCGGCGCCGCAACCTGTCCAGAAAGCGTATTTTGTATCTCTGCGTCACAGCAGACGACCAGCACCGTATCCCCGACATGCAGGGCCGGTCGCAGGACTGTTTCCGCGCCGCCAAACAACACCCGCAGGCCAGTTACTGGGACTTCCAAGATCGGCGCCGGCGCCTCGTCTCCTGTCTGGACAAGCGGCTGCACATCGGCCACCAGCGCCGCCGGATCAAAGGTCAGCACCTTGCAGGTCATGGCGACATCGAGGTTATCCGCCTGCTGCCCGCTGTGTGAGGCTAAGAGTTTGCCGAGTGCTGCTGCCGCGCTTGATTTGCTCACATAATCGCCTCCACTTCCGTCGAAAAGTCTCCTGTATTGCTAAACTTGTGCGTTCCGCTCCTCACATGCAGCTGGCCGGACCATTCACGGCAGGTCAGCTTAAGGACTGATGCCGTCGTGATCCGCCGCTGAAGCTGTACGGAGCAGTTATATCCCTTGTGTCCGTCCTCCTCAAAATATTCCGGGGAGCCGATCAGCCCGGTATCCGGGTTGAGCTCAAATACGGAGTCGGCGCCGATTCGGAGCGGGCGCACGTACAATTTGCCTTGATTGATATAAACCGATGTCCCGCAGTCCTTGGCAACGTCCGAAATGATGTCCGTCACCTTGCCTTTGGCGCTGTACCCACTTTTGTACCGGTAGTCCTTGGCGAGCTGCATCTGCGCAATGGGCAGCCCGATAAGTCCGGCCAGCTGTTTAATGATGGCACTGGCATAGCTGCCTTTGGCAAAAGCAATCTCCTTTTTTATCTCGCGTGTGGACAAATCCTCGCTGTCCAGGACATTAATCGTCGTGATCTTGTCTACGCCCTCCCACTTGGTGCGCACCGCCGAAATACGGCCGTGGAGGATGGTACCGACATCTCCGGTGTATCCGGCGTTGACCATCAACACGGCATTTTTGACAATGCGATTGATTGTTGTCTGAGAGAGGTTCCAAATCCGGATTTCAGATTCGTTCGGCAAGGAGTCGGAGTCAAAGGGCACGGTGCCCTCCATGGTGTAATTCGCCAGGGAAAACGACATATTGGTCGTCATGACTTCGACCATCCGGCCGAAATTCTTAAGAGCCATCGTCTTCGTCCTCCTCGTCCACGATATACAAAAACACGCTGGTGCCCAGCGTGTTCCACGTGACCTCTGTACTTTGTTCAGATTCATCCCATGGGACGATCGGAAGTTTTGGGAAGCGAGAGTCCCATACATCCGCAAAAAGAGACTGGCCATAGATGAGCTTTTCACCCGTCACCAGTGTATTGCCATCGGCGTCCTCCAGGTCGACGGTGAAGAAGTCATACTCAGCATTGTAGTGGATCTCCATCGTGAACAGCTCGTCCGCGATGGAGATATCAAACCGGTACGGCAGGCCGTCTTTGTCGATCTCAATATAATCCATGGCTCACCTCACATCAGGTTACCTGTGCCCCACTTGTTGCCGGGCTTGATCGGTGCGCGGGTAGGCTTGTTTATGACGCTACTGGCACTGGTCGCTTTCTTGTTCTTCGTGTTGGAGCTGGATGTCTTTTTCTTTCCGCCTTTGCCCTTGCCTTTGCTCTTAGACTTATTCTTTGGCTGCTGTGTCCCTTTGTTGGCGACGGCAGCAGCCTGTGCCTTAACCGGGGCCGGCAACGTCGCAACATAGGACGATGTAGCGATACGTACCTCGCGCAGATCCATCGAAAAGGTCATACCATTGGCCACCGTGTAATCATGGCTTGTGCTAAATGCCGTAATGACCCCGGTAAATCTATTACGCCCAATGTATTTGACGATTTTACCTTTGTCCTTGGCTGCAATAATGTACGCACGAGTCTTGTCCGCATCCGGACCTACGATCAAACCGGAGAGAGACATGGTCCAGGCTCCGGTTTGGACGTGATCGACAAGGCTGACCCCTTTTTCGACCGGCTGCTCCGTGACGGTTACCGGATAATCCGGCGCCTCCGTCTCTACTGTGATGTACTTGCCGTCAATCTTTGCCATTACGCACCATCCAATCCGGCGCTACGCAGGGCAGACATGATGATTTCCAGCACCTCATTGTGTATGGTCGTTTTCAGGCTGCTGACAGTGCCGCTATCTGCGTTGCCCTCAACGGTGATATTGATTGATGGGCTCACTGTCACCCTACCGGTGCTGCCGGAGGCCGAACGTGCTGGCGCCGATTCCGGAGTGTACACCTTGTTTTCGTTTGCCGTAAGGACGCGTTCACCTTTATGAAGCTCCGCAACATATCCATCCCACGGAACACTCGCAAGACCGTTCTTGTGGCTACCATCAATCGTCGGGATTAATGGGATGTTGACTCCTGCGATCTCGGAGCCGGTGAACGGATTTTTTATGGATACCGAATTCAGGGATGAGATCATCCCATTGAATTTTCCAATAATCCAATTTATTCCACTAAGGAATGTTGATTTTACGGCCTCCCAAGCTCCGGATAACTTGGATTTTATCCCCTCACCAACTCCGGAAACTGCAGAAACAATAGAATCCCATGCTGACGACATTGTACTTTTTATGCCTTCCATCGCTGACGAGATAGCCGTCTTCAAGCCGTTCCAGGCAGCTGTTACCTTATTCCAAATAGCGACAGCGACACCGGATACCGTGCTTTTGATGCTGCCCCAAACAGATCCGAGCCACGATCCGATAGCCGTAAATACGCTGATTGTTACCGCCTTGATCTGGTCCCAGTACTTATAGACAAGCGCCGCGATCAGAAATATAGGACCACCGATCACACCCAGGATAACAAGGCCCCAGTTTTTCAGGAAATTGGTGACGGCGTTGAAAGCCATCATGAAATACTTGGGCACTGTCACCTTGAAGAAATTAAGCACCGCCATGGTCGCGGTCTTGATTCCGGACCACATTCCGTCTACAAATTTCCGGAATGTTTCTGATTTTTTATAAGCCACAAACAAGGCGACGCCCAGGGCAACTAAAGCTGTAATAATCAGCCCTATGACATTCGCCTTTGTTGCGAGGTTGAAAAGTTTTTGGGCGAGCGTCGCGCGTTGTGTCCACATGGTGTGAATCTTTGTTGCAATCGTCCACGCCTTAACCGCTATCGTCGTAGCAAGTGTGTAAGCTTTGAAGGTAAGTATCCCTGCTGCAAGACCGGCTACCACCGGCAAAAAGCCATCCCACTGGACAAAACTCTTTGCTGTGTCGGCAATCCCCTGTGCGATGTTCACAATTTCAGGCCACAGCGCCTGAAGGCCGGAAACGAGCTTATCCGCAATCAGACTTACCACAGGCTGAATCTGATCCCACAAGGCCTGAATTTTCGGAGCTACATCCTGCCACCAGGCCCCGACTGATGCCGCCATATCTTTGACCTTCGGCGTTACCCGCTGGACAAAATTCAGGATGTTGGTACCTGCATTAATGGCAAAACGGACGACTCCGGCAATCCCATTGGATAACACGCTTGTGATTTTGCTGAGTCCACCTGCTCCCATCCACTGGTTTACCTTTTCAAGCGGGCCCTTGAGCAAATTCATTGCTTCTGTTCCTGATTTTTTCAGTGCATTTCCGATATTGGACTGCAGCATGTCCCACTGCGCTGCGCCGGACTGATTGACCTCGTTGACATACTCTGAGGTATATCCATATTGATTCAGCACCTTATCCAGTGCCTTGATATTAGCCAGTGCGCCACCATTGGCATCAAATCCTGATGCCCGAAGATCATTCTTGCCAATATTGAAACGTTCGGCAATAGAGGCGATGTCACCGCTGGCCAACTCTTTCATGGAAAACGCCGCGCCCTCCATCCCCTCAAGCGGATTGGCCGATGCCAAGCGTTCGGTTACACCAAGCATGTAATTCAGTTCTTTGACGTTTTTGGTGATCGGTAAAAAGGCTTTGCCAGCATTCAGAAAATCATCTTCCGAAAAGACTGATTTCAGGCCCATGTTGTTGATCATGTCGAAGACTTCCTGCCCTTTTTCAGCAGATCCTACCAAAGCCGAAATCTGCATTTGGGTCTGTTCAAGCTGCATAGCACCGCCAATAGTTTTTTTGAACAGGCTTGCAGCCGAGCTCACACCACCGATAGCAAGAGCGAGTCCACCAAAACTTTTAACCGCCCTACCAATCGACCGCCCCATGCCTTCGACGCGCTGGGTAAGTCTGTCTACGCCGCTTTGTGCGTCGCGAATGCCGCGATTATTAAACTTAAAGCCAACGCTGTACATCAAAGAGTCAATAATTCCGCCTGCCATATTCCCTCCTTTCCGGACAGCAAAAAAACGACGCCCGGGATGGGCGCCGCTATTTGTCCTTATTTAGTTTTCGCTGCTGCTCGATATGGATATCCAGAGCTGCGTTGGCCTCGGCAACATCGTCATCATCCATCTCCAGCAGGTCGCGGTAAGTGATCCCCATATCAGACAACAGGAGGCGCCAATAATTCCATCTCTCCCGGGCCCGTAGCTTCGCTTCAGCCTTCGTCAACATCATCTGCGTCGTCAAGCAGGTCTTCATTTTCTGTCACAAACGCAAACGCGCGAGTAACAATGTCATCCAATTCTTTATATGATTCAAACGAGTCGATAGTCAGCTTCGGTTCAACAACAACGTGTGTCAGCATCTCAATCGCCAGCTTTTCACCGGATGGAACTCCGAATTTATTCTTGATCCGGTCCGTGATTTTGCTTACATTACGTACTCCGGGATGCTGCAGGAGATATTCCTTGCCGGATTTAGTCTTTACCTTCTTCTGAGTATTAGTTGCCACGTTTCATTCTCCTCTCGATTTTCCGTTTTTTAAGCGATGTCCAGGTCAAGGCACTGGAATTCGTAGCTGCGGTCGCCCGCTTCAGCGCCGTATTCCCGATCTGCCGGCTTTTTGATAATGGCCTCGGTCGCCGTACCGATCTCTTTAGGTTCGCCATTGTTAGTGACGATCACCGGGACCTTTTGTCCGGTTCGGGCCAACTTATCCAGAAACGGGACTTGTGGGCTTGTCGCCTGCAGCGTGATGGTGATCGTCCCTAATGGATTATTGACCTTGTTGACAATGACATCACCCTGCGCGCCCACCTTGACGGAGATATTGTCCTCATCCTTGGCAACGGTCACCAAGTCCTCGCTAAATCCAGTGAGATAAACGCCGTCGACTGTTACCGTAATGTCATTAGCATCATACGTTCTTGCTTCAGCCACTTATTAGCCCTCCTTACTCGAATGTAATAGTGCCGGTAATGGACGCACTGTGAATCGCACCGGCCAGCACAAAGCTGAATTTACCATCCGGATACCGCCGTGCTGCCTTGTCCGCAGCATCGACCTCGGAAGCGCGCGGGAATGTCGTCGTAAACTGCGGCTGCCCGTCGTCGTCCGTGGCGATCATTCCGTTTTTAAACGCGCGTTGCAGCACTGTTCGCACTTGGCCCTCGATCATGGCAATGCCGGTATTGTCATATGGCACCTTTTGCCGTTGATCCTGTACGGAGCCGAATAACGTCTGAACAGCATTTTGGATGCTAAACACGACGTAATCCTGGCTATGCACCAGGTCAATATAAGAGCCGGACACTGTCTTGCCCTCACTGGTGACGTTACGCCCCGCCTTGGTTACGTAAGTATTGGCTCCGGCCGCATGGATGGCAGCCAGCTCCGAAGCCGTCAGGTCCAACGGGTCAATGCCGATCAGCGTCCAGTCCTTCCAGGTCACGCTTCCGACCGGCAGGCTGCCGACAGCACCCACCCAAGCAGCATCCGGATAATTGGCGATGTCCTCATGATAGATGACCGCTGTTCGCTCGTATCCCTCGGCCTTAATCGTCGCAAGGTCAGCCAGTGTAGCCGATCGGGCAATGTACTGACGAGACTTGTCCGCCTCGATGATGTCCGCCACGTCCGTAATGTCCGCCACGGCTGCGCTCGTCTGGATCAGGAAATGCCAGTCCTTAAGCAGCATGGCCGCCATAAATCCTTCTACCGTATCCGCCGGTGCACCCGTCTTGCGCTGGGCGATGGCGATCTCTGCAGGCGGATTCTTCTGCGCGAAAACGGCCTTCGCGGCCTTGTACTCCTCGGTGCCGGTTGCATAGTCAGTTGCTACGCCCGCCAAGTCCGAATAAGACTTATACTCTTTACCTGCCGCTGATGTCCCGATGATAAGCGGTTTGCCGAATCCAAGAATCGGCGTCGGTGTTGCAACCGATATTGTAACGGTAACGTCACTCAATCCTGCCAAAATAATCACTCCTTTGTAATTGGTGCTGTTTCAATCCAATTCAGGGTAGATTCGACCACATCCGTTGCCCGGAGGTCGACTTCAAAGCCCTGCCGGCGTTCCCATTCCTCGCCAATATTGATATCCCGGTTCTCGACGGATCCGACACGGACAACGACGACATCCAACGTGTCTCGCAACTGCTCTGCGCCAGCCACTTTGAACCAGTCCTGCGCCTTCATGGCGTTTTCGACGCTATCATCTACCGAATCGGCGTAGGATAGGACAGAAACGGTGAACGTCACAGCCTTGCTGCGAATGCTTTTATCGCCCTCCTGGGTGATGATCGGCCGGGCGTCGTCCGTGTCCCCAAATTCGCTGAAAGAATAGGTCAGGAATGATCCTTTCGGAATATCACCGTTATCATTCAGGGGGATGGCCGGGACGCCGGCTGCCGCTTTAAGCCCGCGGGCGATGGTCAATCGGATCTGTTTAAACGGGAGCATTGGCGACCACCTTCCGGAGCAGGTATTGATTGACGTCGCTATAACTCCGCTCCGTCGTCTCGTCCACCTTGTACTGCACGCCGGCCACATCGACCAGATCGCCGGTAGAGTGCTGGGCCGTCGTGTACAGCATGCGGTCCGTCTCCGTGTACATACCGCCTTCCGCCGCCCGAAGGCGGGCGCTGATCGGCTGAACGCTTCCCCGGTACGTCACCCGCTCCGGGGTGGCTGGTATCCAATCGCCATCATCATTACGGCTTCCGCCAGCCATCCGGACGATATCATAAGGCTGCTCGTATTTGCGGAGAACGCCAGCAAAGCCAAAACGCCGCATCGTTATTCACTCCTTGGTACAACATCAAATGTCAGGCTATCACGCAGGTCCTCATCCCGCTGAAGCAGTTTGTTCGGTCCGCGCTTGACCTGGGCATACCGGGCCGAGAGCGGAGGCTGACGGATGCGGTCAAAGTTCTTAACCATCCGGTCTAATCCGGTCTCGCCGATTTCCTGCATCAGCTCGTCCACTTGCTTGCGACCGCGGGCGATCTCTCCGACGCTGCCGCGGACCAGCTTGCCGATCGGTGTTTGCCCTTTCTTCTTACCCGAGCCAATAAAGGAGCGGGCAGGAATGTTCATCTTCACCGACCCGTATTCATGGACACCGGCGATCATCGCCAGTTCGGCGTCGCCTTGCATGCCGATACGGACCTTCTTATGGGTAAGCGGCCGTAGCCTGGCGACCAGCTCAGAAAGAATATCTTCGCCAGTGACCTGAACACCGGCACGCCGGGCACGTGATCTCGCCATGAACTATCACCTCACAATCGGATAAGTGCAGCGACCGCAGACGGAAGCTCTCCAGCAGTCGCCGTCTCATACGTAACGGATATATCGCCAACCCGCTCCGATGCCACGCCTGGCGTCTGCTGCAGAAGGGTTTGGGCATAGAGGATGCAGGCCAGCTCGTAATTCCGGGGCAGTGTGGGGGCTGGGGCGCCGTCTGCGTCGCTCGGCAGGATATACCCAGCCAAATACTCAACCTCGATATTGCGCTCGCCAGACGGCCAAAACGAAGCCTTAAACAGCATGCCGTTATCCGGCTCGATCACATAATCCGTCTCCGCCAGGTCCTTGCCGCAAACCTTGACCCCTGCCACGGAATGCACGGGAAAGTTTCGGAGCCGCAGGAGCCGGGTGCCGGAACCGTTCAGGCACTGCTTATGCGTCTGCTGCGCAAATTTGCGGCCGCAAACCCGCTCAATGGCGATACTGGCCGCTTCGAGCGCGGATTCCAATACAAAATCCGGGGTAGATTCGTCCACCCCGGACATCATGGAACGCGCCCGATTAAGACTCGTCAGCATCGCCCTCACCGGCCTTCTTTGCCGCGTCAATATCTGCCTTGGTCGCCTCGTCGCCGATGACTTCCGCTTCCAGCAGCTTCGGCAGGCGCTTCTCGTCGGCTTCGTACAGGCTGCCGGCCTTGACTTCCTCGCCGGTCACCGCGTCGGTGAAATCAGCGATAACGTGATAGGTCTTCTTCGCCACGATGATTCATCTCCTCTCAAATGGTATAAGAGCCCCGAAGGGCTCAGATTATACAGACGGAGCACCCAGCACGACATACGGGCTCGCCGTTGTCACGCCGTCTTCCAGCTTCAGCGGAGTCGCTACCCACGGCTTGCCGTCCACGTTCCAAAAGCACTTGATGACCGTCTTGTTGTTGACGAATTCGACATGCTCGGAGGCCTGGATAAACGGACCGGAGCCGTCCTTGATCAGGTAGTAGGACAGATCCAGCAGCGACACATCACCGACTTGGCCGAGCGGGCCAGTCTTGCCCGTGAAGCGGATCGGAATGCCCATCAGTGTGGCCGGGATACCTTTCGACGCATCGCCGTTGATGAAGATATAATTGCCGTTCGGGTCCTGCAGCGTCATGATCTGCGGCAGGGCGCTTTGCGCCACAACCCAGATGGCATTCTCCAGCGAATTCGGCAGGAAGCGCGCACGCATGGCGACCAGGTCAAGGTAGCTGATCTTGCTTGCGGTAGCCCGGTTGATGAGGACGCGGCCCGCGGCCGGAATAACACCGGTAGGCTTGCCTGTTCCATCGCCCTTCAGGAACGCCGTGTCTTCCGCCGCTACCATCGCTTGAGAAAGCAGGTTACGGATGAACGCAGAAGCAGCGCTCCAGTTACGCAGCAGCTTGTCCGTCACGATAACGTGCGCGGCTACTTCGTACGGCTCCAGCGTGATTTCGCCGAGCTCTGCGGAGGTCTTCGGCTTGGCGCCGCCTTCTGCGATCCAGGAGACTGTCGCCCCGCCGTATGCGCCGTTCGCGCCTTGGACAAAGGACGGGATGGTGATCTTGGCATCCGGCGGTGTTCCCGGAGGGATGACCTGCGCACGCGGGCGGACAACGGACTGTTCAGCCATCAGCTGCAGGATCTCTTCACGGAATTGTTCCGGGACTGCGAATCCGCCTTCTGTGCCGCTCCCCATGGAGAAATCATTGCGGATAGCACGCAGCCGGCCTTTGTTGTCGCCGAACCGCACCGCATCCACGAATTCGCCGAAGGACGAGAAGCCGTAATTCTCTTTCTTGTCCGACGGAGCCGGGCCGGGTACAGGGTTGCGGTAAGGACGCTCACTGCTGTTATCCAGATCGCGCATGCGCGCTTCGTGGTTTTCCAGGCGCTCATCACGCTTCTGGGCAACCTTGATCTTGTTGTCCAGCTCCGCAATCTCCGCTTCCAGGCCGTCGAATTCCGTTTCCTCTTCGTTCGTGAGGTCCCGGGCTTCGGTCTTCGCCTTGTTCAGCATTTCGCCTTGACGGTCAATCTTGGCCGCACGGGCCTGCAGCAGTTGTTGAAGATTCATTTATACATACTTCCTTTCGTTGTGGGCTTTGATTTTCTCATACAAAGAAAGCGGTGCCTTAGGCGTCCGCTCTGCTTCAGGGGGTGGAACTGGTTTTCTGGCTGCTAGCAATTCGTTCCGGACCTTGTCGATGACCGGCCGCGGCAGCAGTCCCCGTCCGCCGGCTGCCGCCGCAAAGGACAGCGTTCGCTCCTCATCAAACAGGATGCCGTCCACGAATTTCTGTTCAAGGGCCTGCTGCGCAGTCAGCCAGGTCTCTTTATTCATCATCCGCAGCAGTTCGTCCGTCGAGACTCCGCTTTTTAAGGCATAGGCGTTGGCGATGGAGGTGTTCCAGTTCTTCAGCACTTCGGATTCGTGCTGCATGGTCCGGTAATCCCCCGCCGCCATGGACGAAACGTTGTGAATCATGATCTGCGCTGTCGGCGCAATGAGCAGGTTCTTAATGCCCATCGCAGCTACCGAAGCGGCGCTTGCAGCAATCCCGACAATTTTTCCGGTGGTGCTTCCCTTGTACTCCTTGAGCATCGAATAGATTTCGGAACCGGCAAACACGTCACCGCCCGGAGAATTGATGTAAATCTCAAGTTCCTCGCCGTTCGCCGCGGCAATTTCCTCGGCTACCTTGTTCGGAGAAGTCGCCTCCATTTCAAACCATTCGTAAATCCAAAGGTCATCATTGGCGACGATTACCCCTTTGATTTGAACTTGTGACATCTGTATTCTCACCCCCTTCCCCGGCTGGATCATTCAGGCTGTCGGCGTCCTCGATCGGGATCATGTTGCCGTTCACGAGATAGGCTTCGCCGCTGCCGTCTTCAATCGGGTTCATTTCCTCCATCTCGCGCCATTCGTCGGCGTTGATAATGCCGTTTTGGCGCTGGATGTTGAGTCCTTCCTGCCGGCTCTTGTAGTCGCCGCGCAGCAGGCCGGAAACGTTAAACTTGACGTAGTACCCCTGAGCCCGCTCTTCCGGCGTGAACAGCTTCAGGTTGCAGGCCTGTTCGATCCGGGTCAGGTACGGCATCAGGGTGTGCATCACGAATTCAATACTCTGATGCTCGATATTGTTGTTCGTGCTGCGCTCCAGATTGGCAATCATGTGCGGAGGCACCCGGAACAATCCGCAGATTTCATCTCGGTTCATTTTGCGCGTTTCGATAAACTGAGCATCGACGAAGGTCAGAGGGAAACGGCTGAATTTCCCGCCGTCCTCTAAGATGATCGGCTTCCAGGAGTTCGCCAGACCCGGACCTGTCTCGTTAATCCAGGCTCTCAAGCGTTCGTATGCCTCCGGAGACATGGCATTCGGAAACTCGATGGCGCTGCCGATGTTCATTCCCTGGCCGTAAAAGCGGGATGTAAACTCTGACGCGGCCATGCCCAGGCCGACCGCCTCCGCTGCCATCCGGATCGGGGAGTACCCGACGATGCCGTCAAAGCCGAATCCCGGAATGTGCAGGATACGCTCGGCCGGCAGCTTCTCGATCTTCCCGCGGTCGTTCAACTCGTACTCCAGCAGGTTCGTCTGCAGGTTGCGGACTGGCCGGCAGTTATACCAGGCGACCGGATAAATCTCCGCGACCTGGCCACGCCGGTTGAGCGAGATCACCGAATAACAATTCCCGCTGCTGGCGAGCTGCCCAACCTGGCTTTCTCGCCAGGCCTGCGAGGTCATTTCGTTGTTCGGCGCATCGTGCAGCAGGGCGAAGGTAGGGTGATCTTCCGCCCGGTCCTTTCCCTTGCCGCCCGCTCGCCGCCGGTAGACATGCAGCGGCAGCGCGCCGACCCCCTCCGCCAGTACCCGGATGCAGGAAAAGACGGTGATGAACCGCATGGCCGACTCCTCCGTTACACTCACTCCAGACAGGGTGTGCCCCCGTGAGCGAAAGAACATCGAACGGTCGAAGTCTTCCAGCGAGTAAGCCCGCTTACCGCTGACGACCCGCGATATAATCCCCATCACTCATCCCTCCTTTTCGGCAATCCGACCCAAATGAGCAGGCCGCCGCCAATAATCAATGCTGCCGGCGGATGAATCATCCATAGGCCCGTTACCAGCGCCCCGAAGCCGGCCACCAGCAGCAATTCCCGAAGGGTTTCCTCCGCCTTTCCATCCTTCAAAGTTGTCTCACTCCCCACGTTTCATAAGCTGATCGTTTGGCCTTGGCCGCCATAGACAGGGTCAGCTTGTGGCTGTCGATTACCGCATCGACCGGGTCAATCCGTTTGGTCTTCGCCTTCGGGTCCTTGTCAATCTTGATCTCACCGAAGCTGTTGCTGACCGTCTTGGCGTTCGCCATGGACCAGGTCAGCAGCTTATTGCGCCGGTCATAGATCACATTGCCCGCCTCGACTTCCAGCCGGAAATCGACCGTCGCATCATTCAGGCTGCGCGCCGATTGGACGATTTCCACCAATGGCACGCCGAATTCTTCCAGGTCAGACAAAAAGGCATCCGCATTATGAGGGTCATAAGCGATGCCTTTGAGCTTCAAATTATGTTTTTTGATCAGGTTCCGGTAATAGGTCAGGATGTATTTATAGTCCGTCTTGACGCCGCCCATCGTCTCTGTAGGGGTCAGCAGGCCCTCTCGAATCCACATGTCATAAGGCGCATTGTCTGATTTGACGTGTTCAGCCACCCGCGCCGCCGGAATCCAGCTATGTGAGTCAATGTAATACTTGCGCTGTCCGTCTATGTCCAGCGGAAATTCGAGGTTCCCGGAGGTCAAGTCGCCGCCAGATGAAAGGTCGAGGCCCAGATAGCATTCCCGGCCCGCCATATCCTCCAGCGTTGTATCCGAAGCGCAGGCTTTCCAGTGCTCCATGTTCATGTACTGCGTATCCGCAAACTGCACCCAGATATTCAGGGACTTGGTCATAAAGTTCCGAAGTTCTTCGCCCTGCATCTGCTGGGCCTTGAGCGCATCCGCCCGCAGGCTGTCCAGCGTCTGATCGGTCCAGAGCGGGTTCGCCTTCGGCCAGTTCGCCTCATCCCAGATATCGTCATCCTTGTCCAGCTCGCAGATGAATACGAACTGTGTTTCGTCCTCGTGGGCTCCGCTGAGGATCAGCTTGCAGTATTCGTAAAGCTCATAGCACGGCGAATTAATGTCAAAGCCGGCCGTCGTAATGACCGAGGTCAAACACTGCCGCAGCTTCTTCTGGCCGTCGGACAGCAGCTTGTACATCTGATTGTCCTTGTGCTTGTGATACTCATCGACCGACGCAAAATAGGGACGGAAACCGTCGATGCTGTTTGTATCCCGCCCGAGCGCCCGAATCTCGCCGTGCGTCAGGTTGCAAAGGATTTTGCTGGCGTAATCCTTGACCGTGAATAAGCCGGCCTCGTACTTTGATCCGGCAAGTTCTGGGTCCGCATTGATAAACTTGACGCATTCTTTCAGGACGATGCGGGCCTGCAGCTCTTTGGTTGCCGTACAGTACACCTGCGGGTAGTTGTACCCATCGAAGTTACCGTAATACAGCGACGGCACCGCGTTCCCGAGGGATTTCCCGTTTTGCCGCCCCACCTGCACATAGGAGGTGCGGAATCTGCGGTAACCGTCCATGGTCAGCCAGCCGTTCCAACTCCCGAAAATGAAGTCCTGAAAGCCCCACAGCCGGAGTGGTTCGGGCTCCTCTCCTTCGGCCAGTGTCAGTGATTCGGCAAATTCGATGATCTCATGGGCGCGGTCCGGATCGAAGACATAAGGGAAGTTCTTCGTCCCCTGCCGGGCAAGGTCTCTAAGATGTCGCTCGCAGGCCTGGCGCTGCGTCTTGCCGGCCACAATTCGGCCGGAAACCACTTCCTGCGCATATGCCGTTACCCTGTCCAGTTCGGCCACCGTGTTGTAAGGATAGATTTGCGGGTTAGCCACCTCGGCCCCCTCCGAATCTTCCGAAACGGCTCGGCGCCTCTTCCTTCTTCTGCGGCTTCGGCACATTCTTGACCTTGGCGAGCGGATTGAGGAATAAGCGGTCCTGCATTTTGAGCAGCATGTCCATTTTCTTATTGATGGCCGTCTCGATCCGCAGCAGGCCGTCGACTGCAATCATGCTGCGGAGCTGACGCTTCACCCGGGTATCGAATTCGTCGCTGTCCTCGATATATTCATCCAGCTGTTCGCTGTCATAGGCCACCTTGTCGATGGTTTGATATGACTTTTGCAGCCGTTCGTACTCGGCATAGGTCTTGCAATACATCGCCAACAAGCCAACGTCCGAACTCGTCAGCAGGTTGATATCCTGCGCAGCCGCGGCTTTATATTCCTTCAAGCACTGTTTCCAATGCGTGAAGGCGATCACGTCATTCTTTACGAAGGCCGGCGGTTTCAGCTTGTCGAGTTCAGTTTTTCCCAGCTTCACCTCGGCTTCTTGCCGCTGCTGCAACTGCTCTTTTGTCAGTCGGTTCGGATTGCCCTGGGCGATGTGCAGGGATACCGGTTTTGCGTTCCTGCCCATCCGGGCTCACCTCCAAATACACTAAAAATTTCAAAAAACGAGTTTTTGCGCGAATAAAGGGGGCGGCGGTCTTCAATGGAGGCCCTCGGAAGGATTTAACCCCCCCTCCCCCTCAGCGGATTTCCGAACCCGCCGTCCTGCTGCACGGTCTTTCGGCTGTGGCATGGCGTGCACAGCGCCTGCCAGTTACCGCGGTCCCAGAACAGCGCTGGGTCTCCCTTGTGCGGGATGATATGGTCCACTACGTTGGCTACGGCGACCTTACCTCTACGCTCGCAGTCGGCGCACAGCGGATGCTGCTGCAGGAAGTGAACACGCGCCCGCTGCCAGTCTCGATTGTATCCCCGCTGCGCGGCCGTTCCTCTGTCCTTGTCGTAGCTTCGTTCCTCGCCTTGGTGCGCTGGGCAGTATCCCTCTCCATCCGTTAGGTTGGAGCATCCCGCCTTCCTGCAGAACTTTTTAAGGGGCATCTGCATCCACCTGCCTGCCATCCAAGAAGATCATATCTCCCTTGAATGGTTCTCTCTTTCCTAAGCCCATGAACGGCCCTAGGCGCTGCATCAGGTCCCATATCTGGAACGAGGTGTAGCCTTCCTTATCCACTCTCAGGGCGATCGCTTGGTGCCATGTCCCATAGTTCGGATGTGTGCCATCCGCCGTGGCCCCTGTCACCCATTTAATGCCAGATGGTGTCGTGTGCTTGACCCGGTATGTCGTACCCACATCAGATGTCGCAATCGTTCCGGCCGTTCCCTGCGCATACGGATTACCTCTTGTTGCCGCAATCAATACACGTTCTGGTGAAGGGCCGGGATTGTTGCCTCCGCCCTGTGGTCCTAGCACTCGATCCAGAATAGCGGTGAATCGGCTACTGATCCTGAACTGCCCATATTGAGGAATCCGTCCGGGTATGTACTTTTCCATCAGTCTTTTGAAAAACTCAATTTGGAATATCAATGCAGCCACCGTCCTTTCCTTCAAGATAAAAAGAGCCGCCATATTGGCGACCCTCTGAAAATCCCAAGCGTTTGGGAATATGAGTATGATATGTACCGGCTCTTACTGAGGCGGCCGGCTTGCCTCCGCGATCCACTCTTTAACCGCTGCGGTCACGGCAACAAGGGGAAGAGATGAACCCTTATGCAAGAGTGGAGTGTAATAAGAGAGTTTCCGTTAATAGGTATCTCCTATATATAGGTGGCAAGCGTAAGACAAAAAATCACATGCACAGCAGGAACAGGTTATTCGCCTTGTTGTATTCGATCTTCAAGTCTGCCCTGTTCAGCATAACTTGGACCGAACCTTTCTTGACTCCCATCTCATAAGCTATGCTCTGCATCGACATTCCGAAAGCGTGATACAGCACGTAGCATTGACGCTCTCTTTCACTCAGATTACGCAGGGCATCTTCGATCATCCATTCCTGTTCTCTCGTTAATGGCCTTCCGATCTCCGCAACCTCGAATTCAAATTCGTATGAAGTCAGATGGTCCATCCATTGAGGGTCCCAAACCTTCGTCCGTTGGTGTATGCTGCGGCGTTCCATCGGCCGGCGCCATCCCGGCGGATATCCGGTGTCCATCCATTCGATAGAGTAATCCAGGTCGCTGACGCTCGCCGTAAGCGCGTTTCGTTCCGCTTTGATCGGGCTCATTCGTTCTCGAATCATGGCGCGTTCCTGCTTGTCCTTCGTCCCTTTTAATTCTTCCTTCATTGGTTCGAGCTGCTTATCCAATAAGGCGATTGCTTTATTAAGCTGTTTCTTGGTCTCCCTGTAACTAGCAATCAGAGCCATATCCTTCATTCGCACCAGCCCTTTTACAAATTTATCGCATCTTCGTATTCCCAAAAGGAAGATTTGATCATTAAGTTGTATATAGGTTCACCTTCGTGTTCTAAAGCGTGGCACAAGTCGCAAAGTAATTCTAAATTTGAAGGGTCGTTAGTTCCTCCGTCTTCGACGTGGATTTTGTGATGGATGTGCAGATTTTTCTTATTGCCACAACGGCAGCAGCGTCTCTTGTCACGTTTATAGACAAGCTCTCTTATTGGAACGCTGACATTCTTGCGTTTTCGCTTTGATTTTTTCCGTTTCGCATCTTCGAGCATTTCAGGGGATGAACGGATTACCTTGCCTCTATGTGGCTGTTCATAAAAATGGATTCTTCCGCAACAGACCTTATCCCAAAAAGGATTTAACACTCTTCCGCATTTGTAACAATTTATAGAGATCACCTCGCATGGATTTATGTCACACTATCGATATATAAAGCCGTGATTTGAGGAACTTAATATGGATGTTTGTTATTCCTTGCTCACGTCCGACTCCGTCAGGGAGCAAGCCCCGCTTACCAACCTTGCAAATATCTCGATCCTCATAAATGTCGGCGGCTGCCGGCCGGTGCATTTGACCGTTACGCCTCCACTCTTATACTTAAGCACCTGGGCGATTCCGCCGCGCTTGTACTCAAATTCCCGTTCGCCATCCTCCAGAGCTGCCCAGAGATCGCCGTAGATCAATGCTATATGTCTCCTTTCTGTTTTTTGGGTCTAGCCATGTAGTGGTTACCATGACGCTTGATATCGCTCTTTGGACCGTACTTGGCCCAATCCTCTTCTGTCATCTGCCGGGTTGTTACCTCTCCGTGGACTTTTGTCAGGATCGGCTTCGGGAAGCTGGAGCGGATCGGCTCTTTGTGTTTGAGTTTGCGGCTGGAGTTGTTCATTGCTTGTATCCTCCCCTGGATAATATTCGGCCCCCGCTACGCTGGGTAGTGCGGTCGTCTCGGAGGCCGTTCGGCCCATGATTAACGCACCAGCAGCGCCATGTCGTACCCGGATTCAATGAATTGCACGGTTAGCTTTCGATTCACGTCATTACCTAACCGATCATAGATTTCATACATTTCATCCTTGGTGAATCTTGTCCCTAACACTTGATTAAAACTTTCCAGAACCCGCGGCGCCCAGTATTTGTTCAGTCCCTTTGCAATCGGCCGGGAAACCCATGCAAACATTTTGCATTTGAAGTCAAGTTCTGTACTGACACCTTCCAACCGGAAGTACACGTTATTTCTTGGTTCGAGGATTATCTCGTTGCTGTTATTGATAAAGGACTTCGGAAATGCGTGAAGCGATTTATTTATGATGTTGCTCAGACCAGCAGCATCTGATAATTGATAATTTACTGTGCTCATATCTCTTACCCCCACTTATAAGTTAAGTACTGCTAATAGAGCAGCTTTACATATGGCTTGAGGAGCTGTTCCGACGAACACAGCGCCTTCCATCCGATGTACGTCCCAATAAAAGGTAACGTCTATTTTTTCGTCTTCTGAAGCAATAATAAATTCCCAATTTTTTGACTTCATATGTTCTACTACTTCCCATGCTGCGGATATGTCTGAAGAGTACAGCGGAACGTCGCGGTGGATCGTCTTTTCGTAGTCTGACAGGAAATACCTCGGCAGGTGCGGCAGTTGTCCTTCGACCATATCCAGGCCCATTACCAGCTCAGCGACTTTAGCTTCCAGCAGCCGCCCCGGTTCCATCGCCAGTATCTCTTCCCTTGTGAGTGTCATTGGTTATCTCCTTCCTCAACCAGTTGCAGTGTTGGCTCTCCTGGTTCTATTTCTCCCTCGATTTTGAATTGCACCTTACCAGATGGACTGATGACGAAACCATCACAACCAGGTGCATCACAGCGTACTCCGTTCTTGTGGGCTGACCATTTACCGATGTCGTATTCCTTTCCACATGTGAAGCATTTCGCTATCAATTTCACTCTGTGTATCCCTCCTGTTATATAGGAGCAAGATCACCTGATCCGGCCCTCGCTGTCGCTAGGTTTATTCGGTCGTTCCGGTGGCCTTCGGCCGTTCAATCTCTTCTAGGCACGAGTCGCAGACAGTCTTTCCGTCAATGTAATTTCTGCCCGTGAGTCCGCCTCCGCACTGATCGCAATCAAAATACCATCCATCCTCTATATATGCACTCCTCGGCACTACACCGGATTCAGAATATTGATCGAATTCAGGTTTGCGTGCAGCCGAAATATCAGTCCAAGGAACTCCATCGCTATACGCTTCGCTTTTGTATTTGGCCTGTGAATGAGATTCGGCAAAAACAATTTCATGGTATGCCTCTTCTCCAGAGTTCTCCTTATCTCGAACGTGATATGCTTTCATGTTCTCAGTCACTCCTTCGTTATTTGCGCGTCAGCGCCATCGTATCGACCGAATACGCTCAGGCAGAGCCGGAGGCCGTATCAGTCTTTAATGTCATCCACGCTGCCATAGCCCGCTCTCTGGGGGTGGCGGTGAGCATGTCGGCAGCCTCAAGGTCTGTATAAAGTGCAGATAATTCTCCGCGCACGACTTCAAATAGTCTCGTCACGTATAGTTCTGCATCCTTGGCAATAGCTGCTGCCTGTACCTCCAGAGAGGCGGCAGGGTTATTGCAGTAATCTGGAGCCTTGGACCATGCTATGTCCGCTGTGCCGTAATAGTATGTCGCTGGACTCCCGCCTTTGTCTTCGACCACGTAATAGTTACCAGCTGTCTTGTGCAGACTGTACCCCATCAACTCCGCCAGCGCCCGGTTAATCTCCTGGTCTGTTGGTATCTGTGTCATCTGATTGCCTCCCGTTGCCGATCAATCAGCTCGTTGTATTCTTCAATCCAATCGGTTGGAATATTGTGATTAGCCGAAGCACACCGTCTGATTGCTGCCGATATTTCTTTAATCCGCTCGTATTCCCATACGAAACGTGGTCGAAGGCCAATCGGTGGTTTTGGTATCTGTGTCATGACTGAGCCTCCCTTCTAAGCTCCGCAAGGGAATGAAATGTTTGCCGTTTGATGTCCTCCAGCAGTTCAAATATCTGATGCGGCGTCATTCCCTTTTCAGCCATATTTGCCATCGCCGCTACGATTAATTGATGATCCAGATTATTAAGATCAAGCTTTGGTTTGTCCGTCTGTGTCATGACTCATCCTCCTTCTCAGGAACTTCCTTGCCGCAATCTTTACAAATCGCTATGCCAATCTCACAACCATCCGATAAGACCAAAATGTCTCCTGTTCTGCGAATGTTTTTGTGGGTGCATGAATTGCTATCTCCCTCACCAAGGGCATCCCGGGCACGAGCGCCGCAATCCACATCAACTTCGGAAAACATCGTGCCGGTTACATGCTCGATCGTAGGCATATAATGATTCCGTTCCTTGTAAAACACCAGTGCATCGGTCAGCCGGGCTATGGTCTGCTGTGCCTCAACCAGAGCATCCAGAGAGTCACGCAACCATTCTGGCCACTGTCCGGCACTTACTTTCCAATCTGTGTGTTTCTTAACCGCTTCGTCCCATTCGTCCATTTCTCGTTTGATCTCCGCGATCCGCTCCGGCGTTAAGGTAACTTTTCCTTCGGTCACTGGCTTATCCCCCATTTTCTTGACTAACTCCGACAACCCCGGCAGTGATCCATGAGCGATATATCCGTTGCTCATTCTGCTTTCTCCGCCTCTCCTAATAGTTCTGGGTTTTCGTAGATGTTGCCGATTGCTTCGGTCTGCGACCATTCAATATCTTCTCCTCCGAATCGTTCATGGTCTGCGAAGTAGTCTTGAAAGTAGAAGCAGGCATTTGATTTTGACCATATTACCTTGTAGTAATAGATTTCGTCGTGTGATGCACGGTCACGCAGTATGTCGCCCTCATAAATCTCCCGTCCGTTACGGTCTTTCAGGCCGGTGTATTGCATGACTTCCACATCACGTTCGCCGCAATCAGAAAGCGAACCGGCGTAATAGTCGTCCAGGCTGTCGTACCACTGGATCACCATTTCGGCGCCTGGGAATGTCAGATTTACCTTATCGAGCATTCGGCGTTCCTTTTTCAGCCACGCCCGGAATTTAATCTCTCTGCTCATGACTGTACCTCTCCCCTCACCATTCCGACTCCGTGACTTTCGTATAACCTTTGAAACGTGCTTATTGAGCATGTTGCTGGACCAGTTGGCTTCTGATAGGTGACTGTTCTTTCATCCACGGACAAGACTTTCCGCTCAACTATAGGGTCATAAGCGTGTCCACGGAATTGATATATTGCTCCAACAATTAACTTAGGTCGTAATAATTCTTTGATATGTTGATCTATCTTATTTTGCGTCGAAACTTTGAACCTGCTCATGTGTATCCTCCCTTTGGGCCTATGCCCGATCTATGATTGATTCGGCCTCCGCTGTCGCTAGGTGATTCGGTCGATTCGGAGGCCTGACGGCCAATGATCAGCTTTCGACTGTGACGCTGCTACTCTCCCAAGACACTGGCATAAAGATGGTTTCACCTCGCATTTTATCCTTGCAGAACACATGAATTCCTTTGCCTAAATCTCCGAGAAAACCGTATACTTTCCAATCACAAGTCTTCTTTTTAACCTTTTTTCCACTGTCGCATTGATATGGATCTGTTGATATTCCTCCACAAGCTGGGCATCTGAATTTCTTCTCTCCTATCGCCTGCAGCATATCTCCGACCGATTCAAAAACCCTTACCTTTCCAGGTTGGATTGACGGTTGATTGCATTCCTGATAATAATTAATGGCGCTGTAGTCCCTTTTCTTTTCCCACGCTCTCAGAATTTCTTCTTGAGGTGTGTTCAGCGCTTCAGAGTATTCAATCAATTTCGCTCTTAAATATTTTTCAAGTCTTTCTGCTCTACGTTCTCCTTCTTCTCCAGACCACGAATCGCGTGCAAGACCTTTTAATTTTTCGATTGTCTGCTCCATTTCGCTCATTGTTATCGCTCCCTTTTTTCGGGCCAAGCCCGATATATTGTAAATGGGTGAGGGTGTCTATCCCTCCAAGTATTGAAGAAGCACCAACCCACGCCGTTTGCTCTGTCCGATTCTCCGGAACCCCGCTGCCTTGAAGCAGCAGCCGGGGTTTCTGCTACGCACCTTATCCGCGTCAACATAGGTGATAATTCCGTCCGGTGGAGGCGGTCCCCACTCGGCCAGCGTGGCCGCGACAGCTGCGCGGATCATATTCGAACTGAGATACATGCTCGGTGCCTCGTTCCGGAAATGAGTGCATTCCCATGCGTCCAGTCCATCGTCGCGGATACCGCGCCATGTCACCCAAAAGGCATTTCCGAGCGGAGTCCGTAAAACCAGGTTGTCGCCGGGCCGTGTAAACTGCAATGCTCCAACCGTCTGACGACTGTAATGCCGGTCCGCCAACTGCCGACAGGAGTCATCAGCTTTTTGTACCCGCATCCAAGGACCATATTGCGGTATGTCGAGCATGATCTGATTCATGGGTGTCTATCCCTCCTTGTCCCTTAAAACAACTGTTGCTGCCTTATTTACACGGATTACCCAGGCTACTTGCCCCGGTTTATATCGCTTCTCTGTCATCTTCGGATTCAGGTTCGTCTACTTCCGTCACCGTGACTTCCCGGAATCTGAGCTTGATATACTCAATCATCACCAGATACTCTTCGCCGTACCGACTGCCGTCGTGCCGATTGCGTACCGCCGTTTCAAACTCTTCGACCGTTCCTCGGAAGCAGCCGCGCGTCACTTCGATCTCTCCTGTCTTGATCGTGTATGCTGTCAGAGTACCGCCCTCAGAGCCGACCGACGATGCCCAGAAGATATGCTTCCGACTCTCGACCCGAGCGTCGCCGGAGACCTGAGCGTCGCCGGAGACCCAAGCGTTGTCGGAGACCTGAGCGTCGCCGTAGACCCGAGCGTTGCCGTAGACCCGAGCGTTGCCGTAGACCCCAGCGTCGCCGTAGACCCGAGCGTCGCCGTAGACCTGAGCGTTGCCGTAGACCCGAGCGTCGCCGGAGACCCAAGCGTCGCCGGAGACCCAAGCGTTGTCGGAGACCTGAGCGTCGCCGTAGACCTGAGCGTTGCCGTAGACCCGAGCGTTGCCGTAGACCTGAGCGTCGCCGTAGACCCGAGCGTTGCCGTAGACCTGAGCGTTGCCGTAGACCCAAGCGTTGTCGGAGACCTGAGCGTCGCCGTAGACCCGAGCGTTGCCGTAGACCTGAGCGTTGCCGTAGACCCGAGCGTCGCCGGAGACCCAAGCGTCGCCGTCTTGATCCAGGTTCTTCTCGGATGCGATCCAGCCACCCAGCTCGCCTTCTTCGATATCCTGTTCCGGGATATCACGTACAGCTTTGATCTGATAGAGTGTAATGCCCATCCATTCCTTAGTGGTTTCGGTGAGTACATATTTTTTCATAGTTATTCATCCTCTCTTATTGGTTACGCCAGTTCCTTCGCCTGCACGATCGCCCGGTTTCCCTCCCATGTGACCGGCATACGTTGGTAGTTTAATCACCTTGCAGGTACCTCCTTGATCTTGTGCTGTACCCGGACCCAAGCGGGGCGGCAGCGTCGCAGGATCTCCTCCTCGGCCTCCTGTCGTTCCCATGGGCGGGCAAATTCGTCCTGAAGGACGGTATATAACTCCTCACGAGTGGCTGCTTTCCAGTTCATTTGCCACCAACTCCCGTTGTTATGTGTATAAAATTGTTGATAAGTCAGTCCTCGAACCTATCCACCGGACGGTAATGTCCGCCGGCGGCGTATCCGTTCAGCGCGTCCCGCATCATACCAGCGAACACATCCAAGGTCTTACGGTCGAAAGACTCTATGAGCCGTAATTCTTTCGCTCTCAGCGGTCGCCCGGCGGCGGTAGACACTAAGTCGGCTACAGGCTCAATCTCCCGTCTCCGGGCATCCTGCTCGCGCTCAGCCTCTGCCTGAATGGATGCCTTGCGGTTGTACTCTTCCCAATCTTGGTCATCGAACCAAAAGTGGTCTCCGTACAGGTCCCGGAAGATGCTGATCCACTCCTGCAGCAGTTCTTCATCCGTCTGGATCATGTCGTGACAGATTCCACAAAGACGCAGGCCGTTCGTCTTGACCCCTCTTCCTTTTCGGCCTCTTGGGTAAACGTGGTGAGTCGTGGTGTCCGGCCGTGATCTACAGCACCGGCAGAGTCCGCCTGCTTCGGCAATCAGCTCCGCGACGACCTTCTGCGGGAATACCGCTCGGTCCGCGCTGCTCTTGCCTGGCTGATGGTCCGGGAAGAGATTCCGTTTCCACTCCGGCAGCTGCTTCCGTTCCTTCCGGCCCCGGCCGATCCCATTGGTCTTCTTCGGCTTCTCCTGCCGTTCTGGTTTCCAAAAGGTCTGATGCTCCATTCTGATCACCTCCAGGTATTCTGAGTTGTTCGGCTTCCCAGCTGCATGCCGGGCACCGGTGTATGTCCGGTTGTATCTCGATCATGTCAGCTGCGCACCGGAGACATACCAGCGTCATTTCCGGGGTCCGGCGTCCCTGGCTATCAGCTCGACCGGCAGGGCGTTCGACCAATCCAGTTCATCGTGTCGCCGTGAAAAATGAGGTGTATAGCGATACGGCGTTTTGATCTTCGCACTGTAGAGATAGCCTGCAGGTTCTTCGCCTTGCTTTACTGGTGCCCCGAGTGCGGCGCAGCGCGCCGGGTTAAGCAAGATTTCTCCAACTGGCTTATTAGGCTTCCAGTCACCGCCACGCGCCCATGCTCCGTTGATTTGGCGTTCCCACGGAATGCAAACAGGGAGACCGGTCTGCTGGACCTGCTGATGGTTAAGAGGCTGTGTGGTATCCTGCAAGTCGGTCCAACTCCTTTCGGATGCTGCCCCAGAATGGGGTCATATATCGAATTCGGATGTACCGGCGCCGTTCATGCTCTGCGATTTTCCCGGCATAATATTCCTTTTGCTCTTGCTTGATGATTCCCCGACAATGAGCACATACAGGTACGGTCGCCCATGTTGCTGTAGCCTCAAGCCGGCAAGAAGGTACTGAGCATTTCATTCACTGTCTCCCTCCGTTCGCGCGCTTTATCGCATCTTCGCGACGTTTCGAAGTGCCTTGATTCTCGTAAATGTCCGTGCTCCCAAGGATTCGGTCGTAGATCCGTCCGTCAGTATCCAGAGGCGCGCCGTTCTTGTCTTTCTCAAACCAGTTAGCCAGCCGGCCCAGGTCCAGGTTTGTCGTGAAGTTCGTCGGCTTGCCCTGCCGTCCGTTGATGATCGGGAACAAAATGTCGTTGAACTCATATTCCGTCAGGTAGCCGCTGCCCAACTCGTCCAGTGTGAGGAGATCCGCTGCAATGGCGCCGGAGATAATGTCCGTGAGGCTTGTCTTGGAGTCCTTCCGGTTCGTGTCCTTCGCCAGGTTGAACAACTGCGGAACATCCAAGAAGAGGCATACCCATCCGCGTCGGTTCAGTTCGTGATTGATGGATGCGGCCAAATGGCTTTTTCCATTTCCTGCCTTCCCATACATCAGGAGTCCGGTTGTTCGACCTTCGAAGCTACGAACGAAATCCGCCGATGCCTTGCAAACCGCTTCCGTTCCAGGGCGCTGGATAAAGTTGTGGAATGTCGCCTTCTGGAGAGCTTCGTTCATGATTGACTTAGCATAGATCCGCTCCATCTTGGCCCGGCGCAGCTTCCGCTCCTGCTCCTTCTCTCTGGCCTCGTTCTCGGCGACGACGCAGGCGCAGGCTTTCTTCAGGCCCCACTTCCCATTCGGCGGAAAGTATGTCCGGCCGATTGTCTGCCGGCAACCGAGGCAGCAATATGTCCCATCATGCTCGTCATCGGCGAACAAAGATGTCGTCATCCGAACCGGCTTCAGCACGTCCTCGACCTTCACTGCCGCCTCCATTTCGCGAAGCATGGCCGTAATAGGCGCCGATGTAATCGTCCGGTTCGGGCGGCGGTGGACCGAATTTATCGTATTCTCCAGTAGCCGCTTGTCCTCTTCCGGAAGGTTCAAGTCCTTCAGGTCCACTTTCATCGCCTCCTAGGTAATCTTTATAGGTTCCGGCATTGAGGTAGGTTGTCGGCATCTTGGCAAACTCGGAATGCAAGCCGATAGTTTCGAAGTCTTGAGAATAAAGGATTGTGCATTGGATGAGTGCTTCTCTCTCGGCTTGCTTGACTTTCTTTTTCCAAGTTGCGAAGGCCTTTGCCTTGTCCTTCCGGCGTCTTGTCGGGAAGACTTTCCAGAATCGTTCAAAGTCAGGATGATAAGAATCAACGTGTGGTTCTGCCGGAGGCGAATCACACAATGGTTTTATATCTTCTTTTGTTCTTAAGTTCTTAACATTCTTTACATTCTTGTTTGTGTTCACTTGTTGTTCAGTTGTTGTTCGTTTGTTGTTCAGTTGTTGTTCGTCTTGTTGTTCACACTCTTGGTATTCAGGCCATGAAATCACCGATATCAAGCGGTTTTTATTGCCGTTTTGTTGTTCAATCTGCCGTTCATTTTCGAACGATTTCAGTATTCGTTGCACCTTACTTTCTGAGATATTAAATTTATCCGAAATGACCTTTCTGCCGGTGATTAACTGCCCGGGTTGTAGAGAAATTCTCTGGCCCATGAACACCGCTGGAACCTCTTTATGCGTCGCATTGAGCAGCAAATACATCCACACAGCAAGGTGGTCACCATCCTTACAAACGATTGGATTTTCCATTACTTTTCGGTGGAGTTTGATCCAGCCGTCCATTTCACCACCCGCTTACACTATTTGTTGGCGTACATATGCTGACTAGCGCAACTGAAATTACAGCAAAGAGACTTTCCGACTTTAACCGCCGGATGCCCGTGAAGGATCGGTTTCCGACACTCCTTGTTTGCACAGAGGGACACTACAGTGACATCCTCTTTCTCTGGTAAATTCGTCTTCATGATTGCAAAACACCTCGATTCGATGTATGATGACCGTAATAATGTTTATAAAGCTACTGACAGTCTGCCGGGGTAGGATCCGGTAGGCTGTTTTTCGTTTATCCGGGATGCTGTCGCCCGGTATTGAAGGATGTACATATTGCGGACGCGCATGGATGGTGCTGTCTCGATCAACTGAAGCAGATTTCCGCAAATACGGATACGTTGTTTTCTCGACATCATGGTTTCATCGCTCCTTTGAATTTGTTGATAAAATAGATTTGACCTTTGCCTGTTACTTTGGTCGTTCGTGTTGTCCGTGTGCTTCCGTCCGGATTATTGATTGTCCGGGTCTTAATCTCGAACAAAGCGAGATCCATCGATCGCTGGGTCGGCATGTTCCAATACTCACCGCGGACTCCCAGGTAACCCTCACTCCGAAGAATCTTGAACAGCCGATTCTGACCTATATCTATCCCGTTTTGCTTCAGGAGTTTTGCGAGCTCACCGATCAGGATCGTATTTTCGGAAACCTCCACCGACTCGGCGTAAATGACTTTCGGTCGGTCCTTCTCGATCTTCGCCTCAAGTGCTCGCCGCGCGGCTCGTTCCTCTTTTAGCCGGGTTGCTGCCTCAATCAGTAGATCTGGGTTGTCCAGCAGCTCATCAGCCGCGTACATCCCTGTTGTTCGGATCGCCGGCAAAACCTCGTGCGTAATCCACCGTTTAAAACTTTTCGCCTCCGGCTTCCTACTGCCGAGAATAAGAGAGTAAAGGCCGGGCTCGTTTACGGTGAGTACTTCTTGAGATCCCCCAGGGGTTTGTATTAAACGCAACCCCTTTTCATCATCATCAAGGCGTCTGGTTTGACTCTGGTCGATGTCGATAGCCTGGCAGACATCCTTTGCCACCCACCACGGGCGGCCGTCATGAATAACTACTCTTACTTCGCTTCCGGTAAAATTAAAGACTTGCAGTTGATTCATTGCGTCGCTCCTTTCAAAGGTATTACTGGCTTGGAAACCCCTTTACAACAATGTGATATACCTTACCTCCATGTCGTCTACATACCGTCGCATTTCTGGGTTGTCCATCCAACGGTGCCGGAATAGGTCAACCAACTGCTGCATTAGCTCCGGATCGGCTCCGGCATCTAAACATGCGTGTAAGGCGGTTCGAATGCTGTACTGCTCATGGGCTTGGTCAAATTCCAATGGCATTTGCCTCCTCATCCGTTTTTGAAATGAGGTTGTTCTGATACTCATCAAGCCATTCGCGCTTGATTTTCCAATATCCGCCATCCTTATATGCCTTAAGCTGTTTGGCGTATATTCTTCTTTTTAACGTAATCTCACTCAGACCCAAGTGATATGCCGCTTGCTTGAGGGTTAAAATGTGCGGAATATGTTCCATTTTGATTCCCTCCTCTCCGAATAAAACTTAAGCGTTGAAGACTATTAAAGTTAAACTTAAGTTTTACTCGAAAAATTTTATTTGTTTAACTTCGCATCCAAAAAAACTCGCCAAGGCCACAGCATTCGCAATAGAAATACTCAGGGGATTTTTCTCCATCCGGTCATATGTCGATGGATGGACGCCTATGCCCTTGGCAACCGCACTTTTGGGGAGATCCCTCAAAAACCTCCATTCCCTTAATGATTTGGTCTCTGCGGTCTTTTCTGTAGCAATCATTTTGTCGATCACCTCCTTTGACCTAAACCTATGATAATTAAGTTTAACTTTGATGTCAACGCAAAATCAAAAATTCCAAAGTATAATTTAGATTTTTTCTGGTAAAACAAGATATATAGTGTTATTATTTATCTAAAGAATTAGATTGGGAGTGTGTTTAGTGAAGACAATATATTTCTCAAATAATTTAAAACGTTTTAGGGAATTAAAGGGGTTGACCAAGGAAGAATTAGGAAAGAGAGTCGGGGTATCTGGAGCAATGGTTGGGTACTGGGAGAGCGGTAAAAATGAGCCGCGGATGGGGAAAGTGCAGTTGATAGCGGATGTATTGGAAACCGACATCGACCAACTGTTATTCGCAGAACCTCCAAAACAAATTGAGTTAACGATCGATTCACTGACCGATGGATTGAGCGAAAATAGAAAGAGAGCCATCAAGGCGGTTATGTCTCTTTCTGAAGAGGATCTAGAATTGTTCATTCAACTGATGGAGCGCAACACAGAAAAATAATACATAGTTCAAACTGCGACAAGGAGGAGAACAATATGGATAACATTGTTAAGAAATCCAAGAAAAAAAAGAAGCTTCCTCCAGGCGTCCGCGAACGTGATGGTCGCTACACATACAGATACAACACATACGTAACTGAAAACGGAAAAAAGAAACGTAAGTTTAAAGAAACTGCCTCATATTCAAATCCTGCCGATGCGTACGAAGCCGGCATATTAATTAAGGCATCGCAGATACAAGGGACGTACGTTGATGAAAAGAATATCTCATTCGGCGATTGGGCTGATAAATGGTTCGAAATGTACGAACAATCAGATCGCAAGGATCACACTATAGTCACTCGCAAAAGCCGAATGAATGTACTAAAAAAAGAATTCGGGGATTACAAACTCAAAGAGATAACGCCGCTGCAGTACCAAGAATACTTATTCAGACTTAAGAAGTCTGGAAAGGAAAAGAACACCATCCTCGGGCTGCACTCTACAATGACCATGATTGTTAAAAAGGCTGCTCGTCCACCATACGAAATTATCGCCAAAGATTTTACCACGGGTGTCGAGATACCAAAATTTAAGGAGAGTGTACAGAGTCTTAAAGAGGGCAAGCCGAAGGAACTTTACTTGGAAAAGGAAGAACTTGCGGTGTTTATTAACACTGCTTACGCAATGGCTGAACACGCCGAGAATGATCATGAGAGGATGATCGCCAGGCAGTGCGCCAGGGCGCTACACATACTATCTTATACCGGCCTGCGGATCGGGGAGCTTTGCGCGTTGGATGAAGATGATATCGATGAGGAAAATAAGAAGATAAATATTATTAAAACTCTGAATGTTCAACATGGGATAGAAAATTATATCCTCGACACTCCAAAGAACGAAACCTCTATACGAGAAGTTGATGTAACCAGCAGAGTCATAGCACTTTTCCGAGAACAGGCGATCGAAAAGAAAAAAGCCAGGCTCATGTTCGGACAGAATTTTTATAAAAAAGAGGACTTTGTTTTTGTGAACATGCACAGAAAACCCGGGTGCCCGCTTTCACCTTTGGAGATAGCCAGATACATGGCCGAGGTTTTGCGCGAAGCCGGGGTATGCAAAAAGCTTTCTCCGCATAAGTTGCGCCATACTTATACTAGCCTTTCGGCAGAGGCTGGGATCGAGTTGGCGGCGATCCAGCGACAGTTGGGACATGCTAATGATAGAATGACCACTCAGGTATATCTACATGTGACCAAGTCAATACGAAGAACAAACGTGGAAAAATTAGAGTCTCTAATGGATCATCTTTAA